GATACTTCTTTGACCATCATGCTTGAACCAACGAATCGTTTTTCAGGATCACACTCCACCCCTACGGCATCATTGATATCCTTTGCGATCTCTTTGTCCTTGTCAGACCAAAGATATCTCTTGGCAGTTAAATACATATCTAAACCCATAACATTCTCCTAGCAGTTAAAGTTATGATTGTCGAATGACAATCCCTATGCCCTCACACAAAGGCATAGAGGTATCACTCAGATAACTGGCAAACAGGATTGCTTTTCATCACTGGTAAACAATGCACCACCCCCATTACCCTCATCATCCCGACTGGGGAAAAACCACAATCCATCTTGGGTTTGGAATGCAACAGTCCTTTCATCCCAACCCATATCATCTGCTTCTTCCTGAGTCAAATAACGCACATTGACGATTCTTTTGTTAAGCAGTAATGCTTTTGCCTTTTCACCCCACACTTTTGCGTAATCCGTTGGATCATTTCTTACTCGCATCACAACTCTCCTTAGTTAAAAATAACAACTGCACTGGCAACCACATAAGCCACATACGCCATACAAATTATCAGTATCCAGTCCCACATCACTGCACCCCCAATACTCGATATTCCAACTTCTTCCAGTTTGGGATACGGCACAACTGCCCAGTTTGAGTCCTAAATGCTTTCTTCCCATTCCAGTCCGTAGCGATTGTGAAAGTGTTTTCTTCAAATACACCACTGCGACCAGTAAACTTAAATGTTTTCATAAACTGGATGATTGTTCCCAACTCCACCTTGATCTTTGCCCGTTGAGCATTCTCCAAGCAACGATCCCGCCATTGACTGGCATTGTCATTGAACGGCTCGCCCAACTCGTTTAGTTTCTTAATCAGGCTTACAGGTGCGTCAAAGTAAAAGGGCAGACAACTCTCACCTACTTCTTTGTGATAAATCCAATGCGGATCATCCTTACGCTTTTCAGTCAGGATGACCATTCCCTCATGGGTTTCTATCCCAGTGGTTTCATCCCTTTGCCAATGGATACAGTAAGCCACTGCACCCCGCATAGACACATCCGATATCCACCAAGTATGTGTCTCACTCTTTTGTAAAAAAGTATGTTTCAGGAAGTCCTTACGGCTTCCAGACCCAAACCATTGTGTTCCAGTCCATCCCATGATTAGCACTCCTCATCTGTTAATGAATAAAACTTACCAACCTTGTTGCCATTGGTATCCTTAATAATCCCATCCAACTCCGAGCAATCTACCTTGCCAATCACGCTTTTTAAGTTTGCTATTACCTCTCCGTAATAGTCATCCTCATAAGCAGAATTGTCGGTTTTAATCTCGACCATAAACTTGCTCACGATAAGCACTCCTCAAGTATGTATTCAACTTCAAAAACAGTGGGATCAACCTTATCAATCTCAACAATGGTGAAGTCCTCACCATCATTAAGAACATCACCCACTTTCAGCGATTGCATTTCTTGCTCAGTCAGGAAGAAGTAAATCTTCTCATCTGCCCAACTATCAAAATGAGCATCTTCAGGATGCCCTTCCTCTGCAACTCCGAGTAAAACACTTGCACCATTACCTAACCAGTCGCAATTAATGACTGCATCATAGGCTTTGATTTTGATTGTCGGCATATCCATATCTCCTAGCAGTTTGACAAAGACCAAACCCCTTACTGGCGGTTTGGTTTCGACTATTCAAGTCTCTTCAGTTTGCCTAATAATCCTCGTTTTCTTCCCACAGGCAAGGATCAACTAACCTTTGCCCGTAAGCATTAAACAACTGTCCACATTCACAAGCGACATCATCACCCCTACTAGAGCAGACCATCCGACTGCAATGGCATTTCCATTCCCGCCACAAAATACGACCAGTAGTTTTGTCCTCTTGGATTCCAATTTTGAATCCATTGCTATCTTCAACGATTCTCATATCTCAGTCTCCTTAACCCAAACAATGTATTGACCATTGGCTTTAACATGACCAACAGTGCGACTTAATCCATACCAAGAGATAAACGACTCGATCCACTCGGCACAGGCTTCCCAACTGGGGCAACTTTGTTGCCCTAGTCTTTGACTATTACTTCCAACGACTAGGGCTAACATTATTCGAACTCCTTTGGCACGATCACATCAAACTTACGCAACAGGGCTATTGCCTTGTCAGACAGGCACATCACCCCATCATATTCATCCAAGGTGCGGATACCAAACTGGTCAATGGTGAACCACAGACCAATGTATTCAAAACCCACATCCTCGATATCCCACTCAATGAACCCAGTAGCATCATCTCGGAAATACAACTCCATGGTGGATTCGTGAGTCCCGATATCCTTTTCTCCCCAACTGCCTTCCATGATTAGTGGGGCAGTAAAGGTCTCTTTGCCGATAAAGTAAGTAGTCATGGTTAATACTCCGAAGTCAGCATAAGAACATTGTTGGTCAGGAAAAACTCATACAGACCATCAGGGCAGTTTGTGTAGTCAATCTGCTTTGCAAGCAGTGTTTTGAGATCACCATCCTCAACTGCGATCTTGGCTTTGCCATTCTCTACAAGCAGATTGATTGCCATGAATGGCTCTTTCTTGAGCAGTGGGAATGCTTCAGTGGCGATAATGTCTAAGAACCAGTAGCAACCCGCAGTGTCAGCAAAGTATTGAACGCCATCAGTGTGAACCATGTCTTTAGCAAAAAGGTGGTTAGTGCGATAGTAATTCTCAGTCCCAGTGAACTGGGATAAGTCTAAAGTGGTAGTCGATTCCATTTGTTTCTCCTAGCAGTTATGACTATCAAAATTGATAATCCGCAAACCCTCGCAGTGCAAGGGCTTACAGGTATCACTTATCCCAACTGGCAAGCATGAATTCTATTTCCCTGAACTGGGCTTCACTCAGGTTAATGTAATTAGTCTCGCCTAGATTGGATTGAATCTTCATGCGGATTGTGAAGTAAGGCATCATTGTGATGTCTTGTGAAGTCGGCAAAACTTTGCCGAACTGGGAACAGATATAGGTCTCTTGGTTCATGTAATTCTCCTAATCAAAATTGGCAGTTATCTTCCATTTCTTTACGAAGATCAACCCATTCCTGAATGGCTTTGATTGCCTTGGGCAGATTGTTATCAGCGTTAGATAGATACTCAAGGATATCGCCATCAGTAAAGCACTCAACAACGGCAGACCATCCTTGCTCATAGCGATCATTGGCAATTTGACGAACTGCACCAATGAGCAACTGCTCGCATTTCTCAGGTGTATTGGTCATTTCAATTAACTCTTGTGGTGTCATGCTTATTACTCCTTTTTGTTAGTAGTCGAATCGGTGTTTGATCACCTACCGACAATTCTGAGGGAAAGTAAACACCTTTGCAATACCTTTTTGAAAATAAATTTATGGGCTTACTGGATAAGGGTTTGCGGGGCATGGATACGGCTGGAAAGACCTAAAAGCGGGCAAAGGTGCGAAGCACAACAGTCCAATGACAACTCCCAGTGTATAGAGACATAGAGAGATAAGAGATCATACTTGCAGTCCTAGAGGTATTGCCCTAGAATCAGACCAATACAATTCTCAAGAGATACTCGTGAAAAAACTAACTAGGAAAGAGATAGAGCAAGGCTTACAGGCTATGCCAATGGAGACCATTCTATTGGGAGTCAATCAGGCAAAGGAAAAGAGACTCACTGCTTCACAGATCAATTTCGCCAAGGAGTTGGCACTGGGAAAGACTAAGGCAGAAGCGTTTAGGCAGAGCAGACCGAATGGGAGAAAGACCAAGGCAAAACCCGCAACTGCCAGTCGCAAGGGGCAGGCTCTCGCAAAGTCAGACGCTATACAGGCACAGGTGCAAGCGTTTAAGGTGGCTTTAGAGGCACAGAAATATCAAACTCCCGCACACTTGAGGGCATTGGCAATCCATAAGATCACTGAAAAGGCTCTCGATCCTGAATGCCCGCCTGCCCAACAACTCAAGGCACTGGAACTATTGGGCAAGATCACAGAGGTCGCACTCTTTACCGAGAGGCGGGAAGTCATCAAGGTCAGCGATCCCAGTGAAATGCGGGCAAAACTCATGGCGAGTATTCAACTGGCACTTTCTCATACCCGAACAATCGACATGGAGACTAAAACGGCAGACGATCTACTGGCTGAACTCGTTGGAGTGGCACAGGATGATGATGATAAGGCGGGGAATGATGATGAAGTAGATGATATGGATGGCAAAGACACATCCTTAGACGGGGCAGACCAGTCGCAGATTGAGAAAAGCGAGACCCCACGCACCCACGACCCCCAAATTTTGGCATTGGCTCGTGAGCCAGACTTGCATAGTATTCCGCACAATGGAAACGGATCAGATTCCATACCTAGGGAAAACCCTGCGTCACCATAACAGCTGTTATAGTGAGACAGGGTAAACCCTAACCCCCCACCCCCTTATGAAAATACCATCCAAGAAAAAAATTGTTCCACGTGAAACACCCCCCGTCAATCATTTGGGTCCCATGGTCGAGGTGGATATGGATCAGTTAGAAGATCGGCTTAAAAGAATGAGTCCTAAGGACAAAGCGTATTTAGAGTATTTATTAGACCAGCATGCAGTATTAATAAAGAGTAAGGGCTTACACACATGACCGCACAGCAAATCACAGCAATACAAAAAGAACAAATTGTTTTGGATTATTTAGAAGAATTACTACAGAAGGATAAGGGTCGGTTATTGAGAATGATGAGTTATTTAAAGACTCGGATATTAGAAGAGGAAGCAATGGCACGGGCGCATGATGTCATTGAACGTGTAAAGCATGGGTAGACATAAGGAGAAAAACGTGACCCCCGCACAAAAAGAAATATTTTTGGTAATAGATGAGTTTTGGAAAAAATTTGGTTTTGCACCGAGCATTGATGATGTGATGTATATCACGGGCGAAAAGGGTCGTGGTAATGTAAGTCGTAAGATGTGGAGGTTAGTAGAGCTTGGTCTATGTAAGGGAATTAAGGGCAGGTATCGTACCATTCGCCCTTCGTATATAAGGGCAAGACACATTGAGTAGTTTAAAAACATTGTTAGAAACGTTGCCAGATGGAGATCGAGAGAATCTTCTGAATATGGCAATAGCGTATAAGGACTCTCTGGTGCGGGATATTGCCCAGAAGTCATTTATGGCGTTTGTAAAAGAAATGTGGCCTGGGTTTATTCACGGGCGACACCATGCTTTAATGGCTAAAAAATTTGAGGAGATTGCCGATGGTAAAGTTAGACGCCTTATTATTAATATGCCTCCTCGTCATACTAAATCTGAGTTTGCGTCATATCTTCTCCCTGCATGGTTTTTAGGTAAGTTCCCGCATAAGAAGGTAATCCAGTGTTCAAATACAGCAGAATTAGCGGTGGGCTTTGGACGTAAAGTAAGGAACTTAGTCGATGGCGAAACCTACGCAAAAATCTTTCCTAATGTTGCTCTGCGCACTGATTCAAAGGCTGCTGGTCGTTGGGCTACTAACGCTAATGGTGATTATTTTGCTATTGGTGTGGGCGGTACCGTTACTGGTAAAGGAGCAGATTTACTCATTATTGACGACCCGCATTCGGAACAAGAAGCCGCATTAGCAGCAGGCGACCCTTCGGTTTACGATAAAGTCCATGAGTGGTTTACCTCAGGACCTAGGCAGCGACTTCAGCCTGGCGGCGCCATTGTGATCGTGATGACTCGCTGGGGAAAACGTGACTTAACGGGCAGAGTCCTTCAGTCTATGGTTGAGAGAGACGGGGACGAGTGGGAGGTTATCAGTCTTCCAGCGATTATGCCAAGTGGTTTATCACTATGGCCTGAGTTTTGGGCGTTGCCTGAATTAGAAAAATTAAAAAACGAACTACCAATTTCGAAGTGGTCAGCCCAGTATCAACAAGACCCCAGTGCGGAAGAAGGCGCCATCGTAAAACGGGAGTGGTGGCAAGTCTGGGAGCAAGAAAGACCTCCTCAGTGTGCCTTTATTATTCAATCTTGGGATACCGCCTTCACAAAAAGTGAACGGGCAGACTACTCCGCCTGTACGACATGGGGTGTGTTTTATATAAATGAGAACGAAAACGACCCGCATGTGATTCTTTTAGACGCTTTAAAAGAACGTTTAGAATTTCCTGAATTAAAGACACGAGCCCTAGAAATGTATAAGGAATGGGAGCCAGATGCGTTTATAGTAGAGGCTAAGGCTTCAGGAGCTCCGCTAGTCTTTGAGCTTAGAAGGATGGGAATTCCTGTGCAAGAATTTACACCAACCCGTGGAAACGATAAGATTACCCGTGTAAACTCTGTATCAGACTTATTTG